ATGCTTCTCTACCGTAGCCCTCCAGAAATCAGATGTCATTTCTTTTGATCCAGTCATCTTAGCAATGATAACACCATCCACCATAGCAATTAAGGTGGGAGTTACATCAACGCCACAATCTGTAGCAAACTGTGACCACACACCATTTTCTTTAGCATTGGTGATCTTGACAACATTCTCCCAACCGTCTACCTTTTTGAGTTGTGTCTCAGCATACATGCAGGGTCTACAACCCTCTTGAACAAATAAGTGAATGTCAGTCATGTCGTTGTCATGCGAGTGAAACTATCTATAAAGGTTTCCCATCCTTGGTCATTTGCTTTATCTTGCTCAAAAGCAAATACATCAGTTACATGCTCATTACGAATTGCATACTCAATTTCACCTTGAATGAGTGTGCGAAGCATTTCAATTTGTTCTTTAGTCATGTACTTTCTCCATTTTAGCGAGTGGTTGATTACCCCACTTCATAGGGTTATCATAGCATACTTGCATCATTTCAGGCCATTTTCTTTCAGATTGTTCGCTTTCAATGACACCGCTTTCTACTGCATGTTCCCAAGCAAGTTTATGTCGAATGACACAATGAAGATCATAAAGAACTCCATTATTCTTAGGAAGATCTGAATGTCCAATACCAAGAGAACTACCGTATCCATCAATTTGATCTACCATATGTTCGGAAAGGATCTTACCAATGGTGCGCCGATCCTCATGGAGTTTGGTATAGTCAATGGGTTTCTTGAGAGGCAACCAATCTACAATCTCTTCCCACTGACCCAATTGCACACGTTGTAATAGATCGGTAGCATACTGTAGTGCTCGTGCTTGTTCCTCAGTGATAGTGAGATTGTAGGTCTTAGTCATGAGTAGTTAAAGTGATAATGTGTTTCCCAGTCAAATCCTGGTTGATCTCGTTTATCAAGCATTTTGCTAATGTAATCTGGGATTAGATTAGCATACTTGGTGCGAAACTCTTCCTCTGGTAGTTCTTCGATGCCACTAAAGTAATGATCACAACCGATAAACTCTTTAAATCGTTCCAGTTCGTAATCTTTACCATCGTATAATCCATAGTTACGACAGATTTTCAACCAGAAACTCATGCCTTCACCAGTAGCAAAGTAATCTACAGCAAAGAAGCGATAGAATGATATACTTTTTTCAATTTCAGCATCGATTTCTATTGCACGTTCGATGTTTTCTTTTACTCGTTTCTCTGCTTCTTCAAGCATTTCTTCATGTGTCATACGTTTTGCCCATCCTAAATTTGGCCAAGTGTCATTAAAAATTTGATTTAGTTTTGCGTTGCCATAGTCTATTCCGCTGCTCTCCATTGCTTTCTCATTATAACATATTCTGGATCCATGGCAACCCTGTCGCGTACTTCTTTAAATATGTTCGCAGCCATCGCTTTAACGGACACCAATGCGTCTGCTTCTTGAGGCAATACGGTACGATCCGAATTATATTTCTTTCCACTCTTATAATTCGCATACCGTCTGGCGCGAGTGAATCCCATCTCAAGGAATTTCCGTGCCATGTCCATTCCAATGAAATCTTTCTGTCGTTTGTAATCGCAATACATTTCGTATATCTTAGCAGCAGATTTACGAGCAATATCCACATCTTTAAACCTCCAGTGGCGGCATATGTCGTCAGTGTAAGGTCTAACTAGGAGCACACCTTGCTCTCCTCGACCGATACGATATAGTTTTCTCGTATTTAGATCAGTAAAGTTTAGTTGTTTATAATCAAGAGAATAGTCAAACTCCTTCATCTTTTCGATCGTAATATTGTGACCAACTATTAGCAAACAGGTCAATATCTATTCCAAGTTTGTATGCCCAGAATAGCAAACTAAACCCGCAACCATTACCAGATTTAATCTGAATGAATGGCCAACCAGCATAGTCATTCCAACTGATAGAAGATTGAAAGATCGACCAGTGTTTGAAAGTAATCAGTTGTACAACCCATTCATGACCGTAATCTCTACAGTGTCTCAATTTAATTAGTTGCATCAGAGATCCTCTTCATCAAAGGTAAAGTATTCATAGATGGCAGACATCACAGCATCCTCAATACGCTCAATCACGGCACCTTCAGTAGGATTTTCTACATGTTTGTGTGCTAGGTGCCAACCACGACGCACACCTTCTTCAATTGCCATTTCAAGTATAACACGAGTTTTAGGTTTCATTTTCCTTCAATCTCATCAAGTTTTTCATTTACAACACCCATCATATCAAGTGTGCGTGGGTCAATACCAGCATCGGTACAATCCATGATAAACTCCATAAATGCACCTAGAATGAGACAGGCACGGCGTTTGTCATGCGTTGTGATAGCAGTGTGAGGCATGGCAACATAGTTTAACACATGCTCGTAGAGTTCATCGTAGGTCATTTGTATTGCTCCAGAATGTCAATAAAATGCTGAATACAATCTTTGGGAATGTGAATGGTTTGGTATCCTGGTCCGTTGCCATCCTCTACACTCACAGTGCCACATTCATCCGCAGTAAAATCAAAACTCCAACCATCTTCTTCGTGCTCAATTTTGATGTGCTTGGTGATAGTGTAAGTCATTCAATTACCTCCCAGTGTGCATCTGCTTTGTCACCGAAACGATTAGTGCCAGTGCGAGTTGACACCCAGAAAAAGTATTTACGATTTTCTGAAGCAAGAAACAACTCACCACCAGTATCCTGCTCTACAATACAAACAGGATTACCTTCCATCATGTTAGCAAGACGGTTCTTTGCTTTGGATGACTTAGGATGAACAGTTACTTTGCGTGTCATGATCATTTGATGTAGAGATAACCACCTGCCCAGTCACACTTCTCAAACATTGCTTCACGGGAAGGAATGGAGAGAACATTGTAGCGAGCACCTTTAGCAGGAGCTTTTACGCTAGCAGGTTTGAACACATCGCCAGTCTTCTTGTCGATGAAAGCGTGGATGCTGTCACGGCGACCGTTGATACACATGAAGACTTTGTGATACTTACGACCATCAGAGTTGAGTTCGTAAGAATAACCATCAGGAGCAGTCTGCTGCAGAGCATCACACAGCATCAGACCATACTTGACAATATTCAGGTGGATGGTGTTGCGGGCGTCTTGCTCAGCAGCGAAGTCAGCGAAGGTGGAAGTCATCGGGTTGTTTGCTTATGTAAGTATTATAGAGCAAAACACACCCCACGCAAGGAGGGGTGTGCCAGTTTTTAAAGTGTCACTTATTCATTTGCAATGTGGGAACAGGCATCCCACCCTCGGTAGGAACGTAGATTGTCACATTACCATTTTTGCTGCCATCTTCCAGACCAGTAATATACAGATACTGGAGATACTCACGGTTATCTTTCAGACTGTCACCGATGATTTGGTTTGCCTTAGCAACACCTTGAGCACGGATGATCTCAGCATCAGCAAGTTGTTGAGCACTATCTTTCTTTGCTTGTGCTTCAAGAACTGCTACCTGACGAGTATATTCTGCTTTTTGAAGTTCTGCTTTACCAGCAAGAGATTGCTGCCACACGTTGTATTGAGGACCACCAATAAAGAGAAGACCACCAATCACAATGGCACCACCAATAAAGAAAATAACAGCAGGTTCAATAAATCCGTTTTGTTGTTTCATATTTACTTAGAAGATACGTTAGTGCGGAAAGAGTTAGCAAGCAGAATAATAAGGAAGTTCTGCCAGAATGTCAAGGTTACACCGAACCAAGACAGAATAATGCCAAGCACCCATGCCTGTAGGAATGTACCAGCAATAGCAAGAACAATGACGCCAAATGCAACGCCGAGAGCAGTAGAAGTTTTCATAGTTTTAATCAGCAAGCAAGGGCACCAGAGGGGATTTCAACGACAGTAGGCATACGATTGCCAAACTCATGACGATCGTAGCACACCCACTCATCTTTCAGAGTGTAGATGTAAGCATACTCTTCACCCTCAGCAAGATACTCATACTTGTTAGCATCAAGACGAGGAGGGCAGTTCTCACCACGAGCAGAATAATACTCGGGTTCGTTGTTAACATTCCAGCAAACACTCATGTCACCACCATCAATCAGTTCGGCAACTTTATCACGAGTGTTATAATGAGTTTTGAGAATGCGACCCAACCATTCGGGATAACCATCCCAATGGTGATACACAGAGAGCACAGAACCATTCTTAAGTTCGATGCCAATGCGAGAGCGAGTTGCCATGATAGTAATAATGTAGGGTAAATCAGTACAGTTCGTAGGGTTCTACATAGAATTCAATCACATCCATGTATTCTTGAAAGCGATCCAATGCTTTCTTGTTCATCTTAGGATCCATGAAATCATAATAAAACTGGAGAGCGTATCTAGCACGGTCTTCGGGGCGATCCAGGATCTGTTTGATGCGGTCGCTCATGGGGCGTTCCCTCGACTACCTTTGTAGTATAGGGCATATGCCCACCCCTGTCAAGAAATCCACTGATTAGCAATGCTTATTTGACAAATCAGGGGTAAGTACCGATGATCTCAACCGTGTATCGTATTTGTCCACCAAATCCAGTAAATGTTTGGTCTATATCTGCAGAAATAGCAGAAACAGTTGCTCTACCTTTGCTCACATCTTCCAATACTTTAAAAAACTGATGTTCTACTGCTGTTTGATGAGGAAGTGCAACTGCTTTCGTGTATGGTGTGAGTGAGTTGTTACCTATGATACTACTACCATTAACACTAATATATGCTGGTTGAGGACCGATTGAAAGCATATTGTCCATACTAATGACATCGTTACCCATGCCACCATGAATAGGGGAACCAAGATTAATTGTATCTTGTCCATCAACACCAGAAATTTGTTCAATAAGACCACCCTCTACAGGTTTCTTACCATATACTTCTTCGTATTTTTCAATCAATGGATTCATAACGGGATTCTCCTCTGCGATACCATTCTAAATTACGTGGTTTAAATTGTAGGAAACTGCAAAAAATTTCAAAGCGTCTAAAACGAATGGAGAACCCAAACAAATCATGTGGTCCAATGCCAAATTGAATACTTGGAAACCATTCAGTAGCAGGATAATCATCCCACTGAATAGTACAACAAATCAATGCAAATTTAGGATAATTTGAGAGGACTTGGAAATGCCATTCGTGCCCAAAATCATTATAGTAAACGTAATCAAGTAGTTTCATTATTTTCCCAAGGTGGTGTACGATCTAAAATTTTTTTGAATTTTGCTATTGTTTCTGGGTCTGGTGGTGCATTAATCGCTGCAACTAGAGCATCATACTGTTCTTGTGTTACATATATTTTTTGTGGTTTCATACCAAGATGCTTGATACACTTGCGTTCGTATCTCCATTCTTTATACTTACGCCACAAAGACCATAAAAAGAATTTCATTAGTAAGTCACCAGTTTTTGAGGACCAAGTTTCCAGGTCTTAGTATAGCACAACCAGGGTTCTTCTTTGTGTGTCATTTCTGCCAT